GAAATGGAGCTGGATGGATTTTTAGAGCTAGGATAACTTTTACACATCGATGCGTATATACTTATATATGTATATACAAACCCTAACCCAATCCATCCCACCCCACCACTCCCCACACCCACACCCCAAATTCCATTTTAACCCCTTTGGCCAAAAATCAAAAGTCCGCACCTCAAAGAGAAGTCAAAAATTTTGCTATATGCAAATGTATATATGTATATATAAAATTTGGCCTACAAGAAGTTTATTCATATATTCAGTACATATAAAAACAAATAGATATGCCTCAGAAATCAAAAGTAAATGCACTTATGGCTGAACACAAATGTTCACGCACAAAAGCAAACAACATGCTCCGCAAACGCGCTAATGGCGATAAGGAAAAGGATGGAAAGAACAAACGTAAATCAATTGCGCGATGAAACAAATTTTAGGGCTTTTCTTAAGCGCCCTAATATGGTACCTAATCATATCTTTCATGATGTTAGATTTAGATGTTACCAATTGGGGTTGGGTTGCAAGAATGTTTTTAATATTGTTCACCTTAGTAACATATAAAGGTTATAAAGATGAAATACTCAAATGAGTATATATGTATATACGTAGGATAGTACGGTGTGAGGTCCATTCGTCTAGGGGTTAGGACAGCAGATTTTCATTCTGTAAACAGGGGTTCGATTCCCCTATGGACTACTAAATATTTATAATTATGTCGAAAAATAGTGCTAAACAAAGTGTACAAACACTTAAAGAATGGATTACGTTTATGAAACTTGATAAAAAACATAAACCAAAGAAAGTCAAAGTTGACGAAGATTAATTTATTGGGGTCGCCTGGTTTTGACAGCTAGTAACCGTTCTTTGAAATGCAGGCCGTGTTAGCATTGGAAACACGATAATCACCTATGTACAATTGAAATGACGAAAAGTCAACTTTCACCTTCGAGGATGCTATGGCATTCGTAGGTGCTGAGTATGCTGTAGCAGCATAACTCTTCCCCGTATCACTCATGGGTTTAAAAAGAAGTGAACGCAATTACGGGTAGTAGGGATGGGCCCGTTTAAAATAACCAGTCATCAACCAAGTTGTTTATAGGTAGGTTTCTCACATATATCAAACCTTTTATTTTGTTTGTTTAGAAAAATAAACTAAGCCTGTGAATGAATTTCTTAGACTTGTTAGTTGGACGAGGGTTCGAATCCCTCCGACTCCACTTTTTAAACTCTTTGTTTGGCCTACAAAAAGCTTACTCATATATTTATAACATATTAAAACATAAAGATATGAAAAAGCAACTCTCAATTTACCAGATCGTAATTATTTTAGGAGCTATTGTTTCATTGGTACTTCAAGTAATGAGAATTACAGGCCATGTTGATATGAGTTTGCTCCAAACATTAATTCCAGCCGCAATTCCATATATGGCTTTAGCAGGTACATTTGCGATCGCTTATATTAGCGGTTTTATTAAAGGTTTACTTGAATTGTAATATTAAAAATAAAGGTTATGGAAAAACGTTTTAAACTCCTTAAAAGAATTACAGTTGAGGAGTCAGAAAAATATATATCTGGGGATGAAGATTTCTTAAATAGCTTCTTATGTTATTATACCCTCGAACCTCTTGATGATGGATCTGATAAAGTAACTTACTTCACTGATCGTACTAGAAGGAATGTTAGAACTGAAGGAAGCGGTAGTCAAGTAATATATGTTATGTCTAATCCGTCTATGCCTGGGTTATTAAAAATTGGTTTTACTTCTAAAGAAGCAGATATTAGAGCTAAAGAATTATATAAAGCAACTGGTGTTCCTCAACCGTTTAAATTAGAATTTATCTATAAATGTGATAACGGAATAACATTAGAAAAGGAAATCCATTCATATCTTAGACAATATAGAACCAATAATGATCGAGAATTTTTTGAAATGGAATTAAAGAAAGCTATTGACTCTATAAGATTTGTTGGAAAAAATCATCTATAATTTGTAATCTCAAAATCAGTTTTATATATTTATCTCATATGAAAACAACTATTTTAACCTTTGCATTTGCCGCGATTATGGTATCTTGTGGCAACAACGAAACAGCTCCTACAGCAGATACTGCTAAAGCCGTTGATACTGTTAAACCAGTAATTGATACCGTTAAATGTGATACTGCTTGTAAAGATACTGTACCTTGTGGTAAGTAATTAACAACTAAACATTTATAAAAATGCTTCATATTTATTATTAAATAATATGGAGCTTTTTTTCTAATATTATGGACTTTAATAAAATATTTGATGCTTTTAATCAACCTGATAAAGAGGAAGATGATGTAAATTTATTGGTTGATTTTTCTGATCATCCATTATTTTGGATTGGTGGATTTCATAAACTCATAGCTAATCATTTATTTTTTAAAAAGTACACAGCCAAGATGTTTAAAAACATGGCCCCTGATTCTGATCTAGATACTTTAGAGCGTGCTGGGGAGTATTTAATGTTTAATAGAGCTTGGGAATATATTAAGGACTTAAATGTCTATAATTCATTCCATATGGAATGTCTTAAAACTAAATCAGATGAAGCTCTTTATGAATCATTAGAAGTAACCTTACGTTATTTTGAAGATTTAGAAGAATATGAAAAATGCATGTTATTAAAAGAAATTCAAGATAAGGTTAAAGAATTTCTAACTTAAGCTTGGCCTCAATATCTTTACAACTTATATTAATAATACGGGTTAGAGAGAAAGATAAGAGAGACTGAGAGAAACGAGAAAGACGCGAAAGAGTAAAACGGGTAAGGAAAATAAATAATCTAAATATAAACAAATGAAAAACAGAGAACCAGTTCTTAAGAAATTAGACTCTATTGAATCTAAATTAGCTAAGTTGTCACTTGGTTTAAACCGAGGTGACCGCGATGGTTGTTACCAAATGATTGAAGAAATCAAAGTAGCTATTGATCAAGCTAAAGGATATATTGAATCTGAACCTATTGTTGGGAACGAATTAAACCGATTTTAATATTTAAATAAAAGTTATGAAATTAACAGCTGAACAAATCCAGGAAAACTGGAATGAATTTTTATCCTTCATTGACGAATATATTTCTGAACCTAGAGCATCAGGATTAAAAGTATTCTATAATACATACGCAGAACGCATTATGTTGATGCCTGCTGCTCATAAAAAAGAATATCATAATGCATTCCCAGGAGGATATGTTGAACATATAAATCGAGTTATTAAAGCTGCTCTTGAATTACATAACGTTTGGGAGAAATTTGGAGTTGATACTTCTACATATACTGTTGAAGAATTAGTATTTTCAGCAATGAATCATGATCTAGGTAAGATGGGTGATACAGAAAACGAAGCATATATTCCTCAGACTGATCAGTGGCGTAAAGAAAAACTCGGTGAAGATTATAAATTCAACGATCGTTTAGAATTCATGTCAGTACCAGATCGTGGTTTACATTTACTTATGTCTCATGGTATTCAGTTTTCTAAAAATGAATGGTTAGCTATCAAATTACATGATGGGTTATATGATGATGCTAATAAGCCATACTTAATATCTTGGAACCCAGAAACTAAACCTCGTACTTCACTTATCTATATTATCCATCAGGCTGATCTTTTAGCCGCCAGAATTGAATTTGAAAAAGAATGGTTACCAAAACTTAAAGGTAACTTGCCTCCAGCAGAGAAAAATTTTACATTAGGGAATAAATCTCAACCGAAAAAAACATCAATTAAAACTAAAGCTTTAGGAAGTGTTAAGAGTGAAGGTTTAAAAAATGTAATGGATGACTTTTTTAAAGACTAATTAATAACAAATTAAAAATAAGGGTTGTGACATTAAAATCACAACCTTTTTCTATTTAAAACTATGGTAACAATAATTATTATTCTATCTTTAATTGTAGTGGTATTAGGATTCACTACTTACAATTTACTTAAGAAAAATGAAAAATGTGAAGACATTATTAGTTCATATGAAATGTATATGAAGAATATGTCTGATGCTATTGAATTTTCTAATAAGAAATTAAAAGAAATTGACGCTAAAGGATCATTTGAAAGTGATGATGAAATAGGTTTCTTCTTTAAAGAAGTGAAAGTTCTACAAGAAATGTTAAATGACTTTAAATTAAAATAACATGTCTAAAAATTATTTCACTCAAGAAACTGAGGACGCTATCATAGCTTATAATATCAGTGTAGATCCAATTGAAAGAAGCAAAATATATAACGATAAAATACATTATGCTTTCTTTAAACTAACTCAGAATATTATCCATACTTTTAAATTCTATCATACAGAAGTTGAGAATATAGAAGATTTACAACATGAAATTATAACATTTCTATTAAGTAAGATTCATCTATTTGATGCTTCTAAAGGAACTAAAGCCTATTCTTATTTTGGTACTATTGTTAAACGGTGGTTAATCTTATATAATGATAAGAATTATAAGAAAAAAGTAGCTTCAACACCTATTTTAGCTTTAGAAGATGACCCAGCTATAGGCTACACTATTGAAGAAAATAACTCACCTAGTGATAAATTATCACATAATGATAAAATAGCTTTGTTTATGGATTTATATGTAGAGTATTGTACCAACAATATTTATACTTTATTTCCAAAAGAAAATGATGCTAAAATAGCAGACGCTATTCTTGAATTATTTAGGAAACGAGAAAATTTAGATGTATTTAATAAAAAAGCACTTTACATATATATCAGAGAGATCATAGATGTTAAAACACCTAAAATTACTAAAATAGCTGATAAACTCTATGACATATTTAAACGGAATTATATATTCTATTTAGAAAGTGGATATATAAAATTCCATTAATATTATATTTATGATAAAATAAATATCATGGATAATTTAGATTCTAACATTTTTGGTGACAAGAAACTCAAAGATTTATTTGAGGAAATATATGGGAACCAAAAGAAAAAAGAAAAACAGATTTCCACTTTAATAGGAGAGTTAAAAGGTCTCATCAATGACATAGGTGACGCTACTCTTATTGTTCCGTTAATTAAAGAATACCTAGAAATTGGCGTTAAAAACGACGAACAACTCATTAAAATGGCTACTATTATCCAGCGTTGTATTGCGGCAGGAAGTAGTACTAGTTCTGAAAGCGGTTTTTCTATATCTGAAGAAGAAAAAGCTCAACTATTAGGTGAGATAAATAAGTTAGGTGAAAATTTAAAATCTAAAGAGTAATGGCTATAGGGGATTATGGTTTTAGTGGTCTTTATAAAAGACAAAACTTAGGAAATTCCAATAGTGATTTTATTACTGGCTTAGCTGAATCTTTACAAAGTCTAATAACTATAGCTAGAGTAACAGATATAGTTCTAACTCCAGAACATCCTAGATTTAAAAATGTTGGAGAATGGAATGGAATAGGCACTATATTTTATGAACCTATAGATAAACGATTACAATCCCCCAACAATACGGCTAAACCTTTAGATTCTAATTTAAAAAGATTTCCTTTAATTAATGAATTTATATATATAATAGCTTTTCCTAATACTAATTTAGATATAGATCCTTACTCTATAACTAATTATTATATAAATAGTATTAGTCTTTGGAATCACCCACATCATAATGCTTATCCTAATAACTCAAATGTATTAGCTCCAAGCCAACAAAAAGATTACATCCAAACTCAGGCTGGAAGTGTTAGACGAATCACAGATCAATCTACTGAGATATTTTTAGGTAAAACATTTAAGGAACGCTCAAATATTCATCCACTTTTATCTTTTGAAGGAGATG